TATCGTTTAGAACTTAAGGATCGAACTGCGTGGTTTATGTGTCAGGAACACATGGATAAAGAGATAGAAAGATATAAACTAAAACCAAAAGATTACAAGAAGTCATGTAAACGTGGTCATAAAATTGTCAGTAAGAAAACTGTAGTCAAAAAGAAAACAGTAAGTAAAAAGAGAGAGGATATATTGTCTCCTAAAATAAAAGCAAAGGTAATCAAGTTTGCCGAAAATACAAACATTTTGAAACCCAAATATAAATAGTTAAAAGATTTGTAAAGGTCAGTGTCGTGGACTTATCCGACAAAAAAGCAGCAAAAAGAATCATCAAAGTACACAAGAAACATCCTGAATTGTATACTAAGGAAGAAGTGATGTATGCTAAATTGATAAAGAGGATGCTCAAAAAGAAGAAGGAGAAGTAATGGCAGAAAAAATACCAGCAAATAGAGGTGACCTTTTTGAAGCATTTTTTGCTGCTGCTGTTGCTGCCAGATTCATAAGAAGAGCAAAAACAAGAACATCAAGAAATCTTCCTAAAGTAACTCCCGGTGATGTTGATGCTATCCTAAGCGAGATGATGAGGGGTGGGTATCAACGAGGCGTAAATGATGTAGGTAGTGCAGTAGTTGATACTGTGAGTGTAAGTGTTGCTATTCCAAAGAAAGCAAGTGTTTTTCTATCAGATAAATCAAATTGGAATAAAGTATCTGATTTGAAAACAGGAGCGATTAATTTTGCGAACTCACATTCACGATTAAATGCTCAAGCAAGAGGATTATCTATTAATGAACGTGAAGATCAAATCAGAGTAACTGCTGCTGGAACAGAAGATCAAAAGGGAACAAAAGCAGACGTTAGGGTGGAAGTAGACTCACCATCTTCTCCTAACGCAAGATTTAGAAACATAGATTACTCACTTAAAGTAAGTGGTGGCGAGCAATTTCATCAGGTATCAGGACAAGGTTTTGATAAGTTTCTGAGTATATTTGGTGAAATGGGTATTGATGTTAGTGCTGTATCAGCAAAATATCAAGAAAATATCAATGATTTCTTTGATACTGAAGTTTATACTAAAAAATATACATCTAGGGATGCTGCGGAACAAACTGGTGGTGGTCCAAAGTTGAAATCTGCGGCACAATTGGTGTATAATTATGCTGGTGGTAAGATGAAAGAATCTCTGGAAGCAGAGGGAGAGAACGAAGGTAAAACTAAATTCGCAAATTATATTATCTTTGGACTCTCTCGAAATGTTGTCACTGAACTAGTCAAGTTCGTTGGCAAAGGTGTCGTAAAGACAAGAGTTGCCGACAGAGAATTTAGAAATCTTCTCGCAAGTAGCAAATATGATGTTGTTGTGAATGCGACTGGTGATCCTAAAATTATCATCAGTCTTAATGGCGACAGAGTAATGCAAATCAGATATAAACTTGAAGTTGCCAGTGGTAAAGCAGGTGGAGCAAAAGTTTATAAGTTTTACCCTAGACACTATTTGGAAGCATTGGAGGGCATGTTTACGATATGAATGACAGTCTAAAAGTAACCCAACAGAAAGATGGGCAGTATGTCTTAGAGTGGGACAAGGAAGACCCACAATGGAAGTTCCTCAATGGGTTGACACCCGAACAGATTCAGTGTATAGTGCAGGAAGCAATACGCCAAGACAAACGTGGGCAACTTTGATTACAAGGAGTTCAGTCTCAAAAACTTGAAAGATGTTCTAGGTGAGGTTATCGATCAAGACGATTGCAACCCTGAAGAGATTGCACGGTCAATTATTGATGCTTGTGAAACAAACATCGACTATCATCTCAAAGCAGTGAGTAAAGCAGCAGAAACGATTGCGAAATTGAAAGGATTACTGAAAGAGAGCAATATCAGTGAGGGAACACCTAGTGATTGGGATGATTTCTGGTCCAATGTAACACCAGGAGAATGATATTCTGGATCGTTATGGTTATCTTCTTTGCTTGGTTGATATACCTAGTAAAGACACTGTGATAAGTGGCACAGCACCCTTGACGGGGTGCTTTTTTCATGCCATACTATATGCATATCAAAGGACATCGATGACCCTGACACTTCGCCCACATCAGAAGGACGCATTGCAGGCAATGGGCAACTATGACAAAGGTCAGATCATTGTGCCTACTGGCGGCGGCAAAACTATTTGCATGATTCAGGATGCTTGCATCGATCTTCGCGATAGTAAAACCATTGTTGTTGTTGCTCCTCGTATTCTTCTGGCAGAACAACTCTGCAAGGAATTTCTTGAGTTGATTGATACAACTCACACACATGTGATGCACGTTCACAGTGGTGAAACTCAGCATTTCAGCAGCACCAAAGCAGACAAGATTCACATGTTTGCTAATGTTGCTCGGACTGCTGGTGATTCTTGCATCATCTTCACTACATATCACAGTCTGCATCGTATTCAAGAGGCAGATATTGAGGTAAATACTATCTACTTTGATGAGGCACACAACAGTGTGCAGCGTAACTTTTTCCCTGCTACTGAGTTCTTCGCTAACGATGCTGATCGCTGCTACTTTTTTACTGCTACTCCTAAGCATTCTCTTACCATCTTCAAACCAGGAATGAACGATGGTGCTGTCTATGGGCAGGTAATTTGCAATGTTCCTGCACCACAACTGGTTGACGAGGGTTACATTCTTCCTCCTAAAGTTGTGGTTCAACAGCTTCCTCAGGGTGATTTCAAGCAGAGCGATGAGAAGAATCTGCTTGATACCATTGATGATAACGAGGTTGACAAGATCCTGATTGCTGCACGTTCCACAAAGCAGATTGTCCGTCTTGTTACTCAATCTGACTTCTGTGCTCAGTTGACAGAACGTGGTTATCACTGGATGTACATTACCAGCAAGACTGGTGCTATCATTGATGGCAATAAAGTATCTCGTGACGTGTTCTTCAAGACTCTCAATCAGTGGGGCACAGAAGAGAACCGTAAGTTCGTTGTTATGCACCACAGCATTCTGTCTGAAGGTATCAACGTCAAAGGACTTGAGGCAGTTCTGTTCATGCGTAACATGGATTATATCGGTATCAGTCAGTCTATCGGTCGTGTAATACGCCTAGGAGGCGATACAAAGACGTTTGGACTGGTTTGTGTGCCTGTCTTTGACAAAGTGGGCATCAGCACTGCTAGAAGCGTTCAGGCAGTTGTTGATACTGTCTTTGAGCAAGGTGAACCTGCTATCTCTACTATCCGTCGCTAATTATGATCAACTTCAAAACATTTCAACTCAATCGTTTCTCTCAATTACTGGAAACTATCCATGGTTACACTGACAACAACCTTAGGTATCCCAAAGCAGGTGAATTGGTTGAGAAAGCACTCGCTGAGTATAGCAATGGACTGCTGACCCGAGTTAACTTACCTGGCATTGATTTGACAGGTCCAAACAACACAACCTATGAGTCTAAAGTAACTCAATTCTCTAATAAATCGCAGATGGCAGTGAGAGGATTGATCCTTAAGAATCGTCGTCAAGCAGGAGACTATGAAGACAAACTTGCTGACTATTTTGTTATCACTGACGTGAAAAAAGGCAAGGCATGTTGTATTCCATCTTCTAAACTCTACAATATCAGAGACAATGGTGCTTGTGTAACTGCGAGCGCAGATCCTGAACTGTCTGATTTCTTCCTCACTGGTTACAATCTATTGGAAGAGAAAGGAGAACCTAGAGATTATTTTTCAGAGTCTGACGACTTTGATCTGACCTTCATTCGATCCATCTGAGTGGCACACTTCAAAAAGTATGCTATAATAGTAGGTAGTAAATGGAGCAAGATCCATGCAATGCGATGTTAAGTGTTACGTCAGTGGCAAAGTCTTTAGTGTCAAATGTCTTGCCCGAGACTACAATGAAGCGAAGCAAGTCGCACTCGCTCAACACCCTAACGCTCGTATTATGGGCGTGACTGCTGTATTTGACAAAGCACAACCATGACTACAAAATACTGGAAGATTATCATCCTTGAAACCACAGGATGGAATGAAATTGAAGAACCAAACTGTGTGAAACTGTCCAAAGAACAATGCACCGAACGCATTGAATCTTTGCTGGCAGAAGGTTACAATCCTAATCATCTTAAAGCAGTTCCTGATGCTTGAACTCCCTACCGATTTTCCTCATGAACCCCCAGAAAAATACTCGTACTCCGTTAGTCATTGCAAAAGCAATGTCATTGCCATCTGGTTACAACACCACCAAACTTTTTGCTATACTAGCGATCCTGTTTATACTATTTGGGGTTACTTCAACACAAAGAAGAGAGAATATCTCGCCCCCATCAACTCAAAGAAACCTGGTAAGGTAGTGAATATTAAGGACACTACACCTTACACTGCAATGCAACTAAACCTGAATCCTTTGGAACATGCCTTATACGCCTGAAGTTGATGACTATGTTAGATGGACAGATTCCCTTGGACATGTTACTGAGGGGTGGGTCTATTTTAGGGATGATGCTTATATTACGATAGAGATTGGCGTTAAAGATAAACCACCTTGTAAATATACAAAAACTGAAAAACATAAGAAGATTCATTGTTGTGTTGTATGCTATCCACAGTATTGGCACGAATTGGAATATATAAACAATCGAAGAGATTGGTATGATCGGGATGACAATTGAACTAGTGGCACACTAATGCCCCACAGCACCTTCATTCCTGTTATCTTATAGAAGTGGAGGGGATTCCCACCACAATCACACTAACCTCGCTACATAATGGCAACACGCGCTCGCATCGGTCTTCAACTTTCAGATGACTCTATTCTTTCTGTTTATCATCACTGGGACGGTTATCCTACTTGGTTGGGCAGGATACTTGAATCGCACTACAATACGAAGGAGAAAGTAGAGGAACTGATTGACGGTGGTGATATGTCAGTCTGCTGGACTGATGACTGCTTCCGTAATTCTGACGGTAAGATTGAGAAGAAAGCAGAATATGGTCCTCAATACTATTCTGAGCGTGGTGAGGATTGTCCTCCTAGACTTGATCCTAACATGGCAGCATATGCTGACAAGGAACGTGGAGAAGAGTATCACTATGTGTATGGTAAGGTTGCCGGTGAATATACTTGGACATGCATTGATATGAATGCATTTGATTACAGGAAAGATCCTGAGACTGTTTCTATCCCTTCCGGTTATCTCGCATGCTAAACACTGAGATTACAGTTGGCATCCCTGATTATTACAGGGATGACCAATTTTCTGAAGACATTGACAAGTTCATTGAACATGTTATTGTCGAGTCTAATCAACTCGGAATGTCTATTCCTTACTATCTTCTTGAATTTTGTGAATAAACTTACACTTCACGACGATCTCACAAAGAAAACTATCGACCTCACCTGGTCTGATTTCTCTGCTCTTCTTCTTTGTGCAGAATATCCTTCAGAAGTTTTTACTAAGAAGGATAAGCAACAATTAAAGCAAATCGCATCCACTTTCAGGGAGTTTATTAACTAATGAATTACAACACTGACCCGATTCGTGAATTTGACACCACTGATTTCAATCAAATGATTGAAGAATGGGAGCAAGAAGGTATCGTTGAAAGTATTGATACCGAGACATTGAAACTATTGAAAGAGTTCTAATGTTACAAAACTTTGGTAACACCGCTACATATAGTGAGGAAGATGAGTTAAAAACTCGTCTTCTTGTAGCGCGAATACAAGTCGAGAACCTGTTACTTATTAGTGAATATTTTGAATACAAAAAATATCTTAGAGAACATTTGTCCAAGGTAAAATACGAACTTGAAAGACAGTCCGTCAACCTTGACAAATCTAACCAAACAGACTAAAATCAAAACACTATCACGGACTCTCTCATGACACCAACACTTTCCAAAAAACTTACCCGCTATCGTCTCACCTTAGACGTGATGATTGACACCACTGCAAGTGAACCACCCTCACGATGGGAGTGGGAAAAGTTACTCCAACTTGAAGGAAACGAGCAAGTAAATGATGTATATGTGGAGAATCTTGGTGAGTATAAGATGCCATGAATGAAGAAGAGTTCTTTCGCATTCTAGGCGTAGAAGTCAATGAAAGTGATGACGAAACCTCATTTTATTATGAAGAATACTTCTATGACGTAGAAACTGTTTCACCATCATACGATTCTTAAACTGTCACAAGAGAGGCAACCGCCTCTCTTTTTTTGTGCTATACTAACAACAGTTGACAAATAACGATGTCGATTTTCACAATTGAACAACTCAACAGACACAAAGACGACAACGGTTGTTCTTATAACGTCGGAAAGTATCTGCATTCTGCTGCAATTGAAGCAGAGGTTGCTGATGTTTTGCGTCTGAATGATGTCTCTGAGGAAGTTGTCAACCTCGTATGTGATACCATCGTTGATCATTTTGCAACTGCAATGTATCTTGAAGAAAATGAAACTAACTCTTAAGGAGAAACTGTTATTCGTATCGTCTTTTATCTGGTTCATGCATTGGGGAACATGTCAAGTATCTACGCTTCTGGATATGGTTATTCTAAGAAACTCTGTGAGGATATTACCTCTTGGTTTCTGAATAAGTATTACCCACGCCATAAGATTGCTGTTGAAATTGAGCACAAAGGTCTCAAACGTGAAGGAGTTTACGGTTACTGCGATGTAATCGGTAAAAATTACAAACCAAGGCATTTCTTGATTGAACTTCAAGCAGGAATGTCTCGTGAACAGTATAGTAAAATACTTTTTCACGAACTTACCCACCTGTCCCAATGGGTAGAAGGGTCTCTCACTTTCAAGCATGGAAAAATGTGTTATTGTCAAGAACCAGTAGAAAACTACGACTATGTGAACCAACCACATGAAATTGAAGCACGAGAGAGTGAATCAGTTCTATATGATCTCTACCTAAGTGAGAAAGAAGGTGTGCCAGTTGAGGAACCGGAGCAGGGTTGGTGCAATCGCCTCTGTGGTGGTGCTATGATTACAAAGTAATCAAAACAAAGCGATGACTCCCGAGCAAAAGTTCCAACAACTGTTTGAGGAAATGTATCAACTTTGTGATGAACAAGGTTGGGGAGATCCTTTCTCTTATGCTCGTTCTCGTGAGATTCACATGGCGGGCACATTGGGACATCGTGTTGCTGATGATTACAGCGGCGCTGATGCTTTCGACGATGATGGTGGAGCAGAATACAAATCTACCATTGCAAATAACATCAATGCTACTTACAATGGCATCAGCGTTCAAGATACTTGGGAGGAGCAAGAACGCTATTTGATTGAAGATAAGATTGGCAAGTATAAGAATCACTATTATGCACGTTATGAGAGTGGTAAGATTGTAGAAGTGTGGAAACTTGATTGCAATGATGTTCTCTCAATCATTCTTCCTAAAGCACGGAAACAATATGCTAAGAAATCAAAAGGATTTGGTAAAGATCCTCGCATCGGTGTGACTATTTCTAAAAAAGAGATCGAAACACTTGGAACCCGCATTGTGGGTTGACAACTAAGCACAATCTGTGCTATAAATAAACTACGACGAAAGGGATCGCCCTGATGTGTCAAACACGTTGTAAATTCTCCTTAAACGTGGAGTCGCAACGCAAAACAAGTAAACTTGCATTAAAAACATGAACTATCCCGAAAATGACGGTCTGATTTCATTGTCAGATCTGGCGCTAAGTCTCAACTTCTCTCCAAAGAAAGAGTTGTTTGATGACTCTGATGAAAATGGCGGTTATATTCCCATTGAACTGATTGAACTGGATCAACTATACTGCGATCCAGAATTTCAAAGACTTTTGAATCAAGGAGTGATTCGGAAGGCGAAAACATTTGATAAAGATTTGGTGCGTCCTCTTTATGTTTTCAAGCGTCCTAATGGTAAGTATTCTGTAGCAGATGGACAGCACGAAAGTGTAATTGGATTTCTCTACACTGTGCAAGGAGGGAAACTGAAAATCCCTGCACAAGTTAGAGTTCACCCCCCATATTTTACACTAGAAGAATGTCTCGCTGTAGAGGCAAACTTCTTCAAGTTGCTCAACTTCCGACGTAGAAATGTTGGTAAGGTTGATAAACTCCGTGCAGATATTGCCATCGGAGATGAGCACGCTCTGAGTATTGAGCAAAAATTAATTGACATGGATGTGAACATTGAGGGAATTGGTTCTCCTGATGGGCACAAAGTAAAAGGATACGATAAGATTATGGAGGCACATGAAAAGTATGGTGTATCTAATGTTCACCGTGCAATTAGTAAATATACTGAATTGCAACACGATGCAAAGTCTCCCAGGTGGAATGATATTGACAAACCACTCAATGGTGCTTTGATTGGTGGTCTTGCTGGTGTTTATTTTATGTTAAATGGTGGTGGAGATCTTGGTTTCGCTGACAAGAATTATGCACTCACACACTATATGAATAACTACTTGAAGAAGTTGAAACCAACTGGCAAAGAATCTCTTTTGGATGGCACTGCCGGTATCACTCAAGATATTCTCATCGCTCGAAGAATTGTGAGTAAGTGTAATGCACTTATGGAGTCTGATGTTATCACCAAACAAGATGGTGAGTTCTTCACTGTTACTATTGGTGAGGATGTGCTAAAATCATGTGGAATGGGAGATCCTAGCGCATTATGAGTATTGATAGTGGCAAAGTATTGTACTCGTCAGGTAACAATGACGAGTGCTATACTCCTGATTATGGTGTAAAACCGATCCTTGAGTATATTCCAAAGAATGCAAAAGTGTGGTGTCCATTTGATACTGAGAACAGTGAGTTTGTGAGACTTATCTCGAAAACTCATAGTGTTGAATACTCTCATATTGATGAGGGAAAAGATTTCTTTACCTATGAACCATTTCACTGGGATGTAATGGTGTCGAATCCACCTTTTAGTAACAAACGCAAATTCTTTGAGCGTGCTTTATCATTTAACAAACCATTTGCATTGATCATGACTAACACTTGGTTGAATGATTCTGCACCAAAACAGTTGTTCAAAGATAAGGATTTGCAGTTGTTGATGTTTACTGAGAGAATGGAATTTAACCAGGCAAATGGTAAGATAACAGACAAAGTTACCTTCAGTTCGAGTTACTATTGCTGGAACTTTCTGCCGAAGCAAATCATAATGAAGGATCTTAACAAACCGAAACGTCAAGTTGTGCCAGCGTATCAAGTGGACCACACTATCGATAACCCGCTCACCCGTCTGTTATGATTACAAAGTAATCGAAAGGGGATCGCACCCGATGCAAGTTACCAACTCCGCTGTCATTGTTGATTACTTCCCTGAAGCATTCATCGCTGAAGCAGATGACACCAAAGGGATGAAGGTTGTCGTCAAACGTTTCACCCGTCGCGTTACTTTTCGTGCTACTGGACAAAAATCATACAGCACAGTGATTGCTATCGAAGCGAAGCACGATTGGCAAGCACGTATCATGAAAGGTGCTGAAGTTACTGACTTCAACCTGGAAAAAATGCCTGCTTCTGAGTACATGCCACTTGCCTGCTGATGATTACTAATGAAGATCGGGAGTTTGTTAACTTTTTATTTGGCAAACTCCTTTCCCACACTGATACTGACATGATCGATTTGCATGATGATGATTCATGCTGCGATCACCTTGAATTTGAACAACTTTCACTCTTTTGATTATGAAAGAACTTTTTGATCCTGGCATTGATAATCTTTCAATGCCCGTTGATGGTATCGAACCCGATCTTGAGATGTTAAGTAATCGCGAACAGTTAATGTGGGATATCGATGGAATCGTTGAAGAGTTTGCATGTAATAACAATATTAGTGAGGATGACATGGAAGATTTAATCAAAGTCCTATGTGATGCAGTTTGTAAAAACTTTCCTGTAAAGTAAAAACAAATTGTGCCAGTCGGATAACTGGACCCAATTTCCGAAAAACCCTTGCTTTTTGCCTGAAAATTTGCGATACTACTGGTATGGAAAACAAAGCAACCGTGATCACCTTTCAAGACGCTCTCTCACAACTCGCATCATTTGTTACAGACACTCGTACTGACCTTGATTCTGCCTATGATTGGGTTTGCGAGATGACTGGAATCTATCACATTTGTGATGATGCTGAAATGTGGAATCAGTTCTTTGATGCATACTATGATGCAGCAGACTGGGAACTAATCAATGATGTTTATGAGTCTGTTTGATGACTTACACTGATCCCTGTACTTTTGCACTCCAACTAGACAAACAACTTATGGCAATTCACAACCCTTACGTCGAAAATCTTGTCGAGATGGGATATGATCGACAAGACTGCGAAGTAGCGTCTACAATGTTTCAAAAGAAAACATTTCCTTGTGTTATTCACGGACGCACATTTGAGACAGAAGAACAATATCATCAAGAATTACATGAGTTTATGAACGGAATGTAATGACAATTCATCCTGCAACCATACAAGTTTGCATTGCAATTCTTATTGCATTCATTATCATCAACAACAACAACAATCAACCTCCAAATGCATAACACAACACTCGATCTTTTCTGCAACGATGAAAACAATCGTGATGATGACAAGTTCAACATTGATGCTGCTTTTGATGCTGCTTTAGAAGAGTCAGCAGCAAAACTTGAGGTAACAGTTGATTACTACATCGAGGAGTTTTTGATCTGATGATTACTTCAAAAGCACAAATGCTGAAAGTGATTAAGACTGCCGCAAATGGTAGCGCACTCACAAGAGAGGAAAAGTTCCAAGTATTTGCAACAGTCTGCGACAACATGTTAGCAGAGGGTCGCATCACAAAAGAAAACCATTCTCGTTGGACAAACGTATTTTGATCATGAAAACTACCACACAAACGTACAACATTCGGATTGAATATGCTGATGGCAATGTAGAACAATTCAATCGTACAATGCCAACCAAACCAACAACAATCAAGGGACAATCTGCTCAAAACGATAGACTTGTAAAGTGGGTAGAAAAGTATATCGGACGACGTGAATGGAAACGACATGAAATTGTGCCAGTCGGATAGGTGTCCACTAATCCCCCCACGGTGCTCAAAAACCTGTATATTAAAAGAGTCAAGGAAATTTGATTCATTTATGACTCTTCATCTTCGTCGGGTTTGTTGCATCTTTACCAAGCAAGTTGTTTGGTACAATGGCACTCACTATATGTCTGCTGTTGATTTTGCAAAGCACGCAAGATTGTCCGC